TAAACCCATTCCCTTTCTAACTTCTTTCATAAGTTCTAACTTCTGTTTTGATGATAATGAGTCTGGTATTCCTGCCATAAAATCAGAAGTTTTTACATCTTTTGCTGCCTTTCTCATTTTAGATGCGGACATTCCAGATGCACCTTCCGCGTCTGGATCTCTTTCTCCTGCAGATACTATTTCTATGGTGTTAAATGAGTATTCATCCTTTCTATTGTTCTTTTGTAAGAAACCAAACTGACCTAACCTATCAGAACCAACCACAAATACTACATCAGTATATCCTTTCATCATAAGATGTTTCATAACATCTACAGGAGTTCTGCAGCATGCTTTATCATCTATATGATCAGCGTATTGTGGGAACATCATCTTCATATATTTTGCTTTGACATCATATGGTAGAGGATTAGACTTTGGGTCGACAGATTGCGTTGGTATAATCAACCAGTCCTCACCTTTTGCCTGTCTTTCTACTGCCTGTATAAGTTTTTCATGTCCTATAGTAGGAGGATTGAATCTACCATATGCAAATACTACTTTCTTCATTGCTTAGTATCTCCGTTGACCCAGTTCTTTTCTACGTTGAAGTTTGCCACACTGAATGATAAACGATCTACTAATTTAACTGCGGTACTGCCTTCTTGTATAGCAACATATCCTTCTGGTGCAGTTATAGTATATCCATTGTCTGTTCTTAGATATGTACCAAATCTTTCACCAGTTTCTAACTTGCGTATGAACATTTCTTTAGCAGACTGCAGTGCGGAATATAAATTTACTGTGCTTTTGAGTGCCTTCTCCTGTTCTTTTATCATATCTAAACCATCATATAACTTAGCAAGTTTTGCTGCCTTTCCTTTTGGTGTCTTAAGTTTATCTGCTGCTTTTTTTACTTCAGATTCAAAATACTCTTGAAATTCTTTAAGAAATACTCTATCAGTAGGTAGTTTTTTACCTTCACGTACGTATTTGTTAAAGAATATCTTTAGTCTAGTTCCAATAACTAACTGATCTTTAGATTTTATTTGTTCTGCTACTGTATCTAAGAATGATGATGCGTTTGACAATGATTTGACGCTAGATGTTTTTAATTTATCTAGAGATGTCTTCTCACTTTTAGTCAACAACACATCACTACCTAACTGACCTGTTTCCGCACTCAAAACTAGGACATTTCTACTATCATCTAACTTAGATACATCATATCCAAAGCTAGCAGTCTGACTTGCCATGTCTTTACCACTATATGAGGTGTGAAATACTACCCCTAACTTTGCACTCGCTGCTTTATCATACAATTCATCCTCTTTTGGTATGCAATAGGTTATAGTGTTAGGTTGAAATATAATACAGTCAGTTCCATTAATTTTTTTCTTTACTTTGTCATCAGTGTATAGTAAATCTCCTTGTGCTATGCCTTCTATACCTAATTCTGGTAGATATTTTAAACAAGTTTTTAATTTACTGGCAAGACCTGGCGAACTGCCATGGTTATGATCTATATCTTCATTAGTAAAGTTGATTTTTGCATTGACATTGAAGATAGATTTAGATCCTACAAAAAATTTATCTGTGCCAGGATATGTGCCACAAAATATAGCAGGTGCACCATCCCATTTAGTAGTAATTTTAAAATTATTTGACTGTACCCCTGTAAATACTCTTGCTAACTCATCTAAAAACATAAAAGCATCCTTTGCACCTTGTTCTCCGTCTAACAAGATACTATCTTCTAGGTGTTCTAGGTGAGTATTCTTAGACATTAGAATATCTTTGCAAAAGGACCGTATCTTGTACCTTCTTTCTTTGCCATGAATAACATCTCAGTAGAGAAACTATCTAACTTCTTTTTTGATAGTGATAGTATCAATGACAACCATGTTATCTGCTGTATTTTTGAGTTAGCAGTCCATGGAGCATCTAACATACTAAATTTTAAATTTTCATAGCATTGAACAGGATCTTTTTCTACTGTGTCACAACCCTTTCTTTGTATAGTAGAGATTTTTCTTATGATATCATCCTTCTGTCTCTCTAATTCATCTGCATTCATTGGATAAGATGTATTATCTTTTGTGTAAGACAATCCAAAATTTTCTTGCATTGTTTTTATCACCAATTCAACAGTCGCTTTACCTAATCTAGCAGCAGTTGCACCCTTTGCGGTAGGTTCGTATTTTAAATTACTAAAATCTGTAGAATTGTTTCCTTTTATTTGGAAATCATATGTGCTACTACCACCATCTTGGATAATAAATCTGGTGTCTTGAGAACCCATGACTATAGATCCACCTTTATCTGTTTTTGTACCTAAGTTACATTTACTCATTACGTATGTCAACTGAATGTCCTCCAATCTTTTAAAAAATGCGAGTTCGTGATTAACAAACTCTATTTGTGCGGGATCTCCTTTGGCAACTTTCTTCAAAGAAATACCGAAGACCATTGGATCACTACTATGTTTATGTGCATTGAACAATTGTCTCATTAAGGATTGAAACTGCTCAAAATTTGGAGATGGTTTATCAACTATTTTTTTAATTTCTGCTCTTGCTTTATCCTCATCTCTAATTAACCATATGTCAGCAGGATCCCAGTTGTCTTTACCAGACACACCAAATTTTTTATTGACTACACCACTTATATACTGCATAAAACCTTTGTCACGATTGAATTCTGTAACATTTCTATTACCAATACCGTTAGAACCTAGTAATGCTTGCTGTTGTTTATAAAAATTCTCTAACCATTCGTCATCTACTGTATCTAAACCACCAATGTCTTTCCATATTTTATTAATCAACTTCATTGTATAAGTATCTTTTCTAATATCTTTAACACTCTTGTATATCTTATTACGTTCTATTCCTGCCTTGAAAATTTCTAGCGATGCAAGTTCCTGCATCTTAGTTATAGTTGCTGCTTGTAATCCATCTGTTTTTCTGGTTGCAGTTAGGTTTACTGGATGACTACCTACCAATCCTTTGAAGGATGTTTGATTCCCTTTGTCTGCTGACCTATATGAGTTCTTAATATTATCTACAACTTGCTGTTCTGCGAACATATAAACTGTTTTAGGATTTCCTTTTGCTCCTAAATTAGGCCACTTGAATACGTCTTTATTACCCTGTTCTATAATAAAAAAGTTTCCATCACCACCCGCATCTAAGAAATCTTTTAATGCTTTCTTGTCGGTGTCATTAGCATACTCTCCCCCTTTACCTACAAGGTTGAGGATTTGCTTCTTTTCTTTTTTTACTTTTCCTGCTGCCATATCAATATTTATTATAGCATATATTATTTAGAACTGCTTCCAATACTGGGGTGATAGTAGTCCACTTTCCGTATCGGTTCTATGCTTTAGAGTCAGAACAATATCACCCGCAAGACTAATTCGTCTATGTCTTCTAGGTTCAGCAGAAGTATAATGTTCAAGAGAACCAGGAAACATAATGAGATGCTCAGACTGCGGTTTAATACCGTACGTGTCAGTGTTGTAAAGATTCTGTTCATTGGAAAATTTGAAAACGTCCCCAAAAAGTTCATTACTATTCTTTTTATGAAGTAACAATGGATCACCAGATGCCTGTATGTAATACACATATGATATGTGTGAACAGGAGTGGTAATGCATTGGAAATGTTTGACCAGGATCACATATAGTGAACCAAGTTTTAACAAAATTTATCTGAAATTCTTTTTTATCTATATTAAAGTGCTTTAGGTACTCAATGACTGACTTCTTTATCTCTCTGAAGAAGGGTGCTAGTCTGGTGTCCTGATGTATTAAGACTTTACCATTCAATTCACCTGTTATTTTACCTGTAGCATTGTCAAACTTACCATCCTCAAAACTTTTGTAGAGAGATGGTAAAAATCCTGATATTTTCTTCTCATATATTGAGAGAGGAAATATCTGATGAACATTAAAGGTCGTCTGCTGCACGGTTTTCAGAGTCATTGATATCAAAACTACCGCCAGGATATCTTTTCTCTAATTTCTTGACGTTTCTCTCTAGAACCTCCTCAAAACTGATGTCTAGTGCCATGCATGCTTGTGCTACGTACCACATAACGTCACCCAACTCAATAATAAGGTGTTCTCTATTGTCGCTGTTCCAAGGTTTACCTTGAAATACCATCTTTTTAACGATCTCCAAGAACTCTCCAGACTCAGCAGCAAGGCCAACACCAGAAGTGGTAAGACGTTCAATATTGGCACCCTTTCTGTCAAGTTCAACCAGACGATCAGCAAGATAGACAAAATCTTTAGAACTATCGGATGTGACAGCATCGACAAACTTCTCGTATCGTTTAAAATCTACAGTCATTTTCACTCTCCAAGACGATGAATAACAGGTTTTTCGTGTAGTAGTATTTTATATAGCAAACTATTTTCTGCACAAGATACAGGTTTGAATTCCTCTGCTGCATTGAATCCATCATATCGTTTTGCTTGATTGATTACTATAGATCCCTCTTCTCCAGACACAGATCTATGCCAAGTTTTTGCAGGAATTATAAGTGCACCACTATGCACGTCTAACCTTACTATATGATATGGATATTTCCATGTATTATTAACTAGTTCAAAGGTTCTTTCACCTTGAACTACTCTGTTGTAATCATCTTGAAACTCGTGTATATAAAATTGTTTTGCTCCTACTCCATCATCAGGTGGTGATATAGCAGCACCAGTATGTACAACTAAATCTGCTGCATTTGATTCATCAACTGATATGTCATAAAATATAACATCTTCTGTCTCACGAAACACTCTGTGTTTCTTGAAGTGTATATCACTCATTGGGGAAGTAATGATCGTATCTCAATATGTAGTATATCACAATTCCCACAGAAATCAATAGTATGAGCACCATGATGTTAACACTATGAACTACTGTCATTTTTTAGTTACATTTTCAATAAGATACTTTTGATTTTCTCCTGCCTTTTCCATTGAATATAAAGCAAAAGATTTAGTCATTGCTAGAGATAGTAG